CGACCATGTCGAGCGCGATCTCCATGCCCTCGTCGGTCTGCGGAATCTTCAGTGTCTCTCCTCCGGTCTCGCCCTCGATCTTCGACGCGACGCCGATCTCGATGACGAGGTTCAGTTCGCGATCCACGAGATAGAGGTTCGTGCCGTCAACGCCGCCACGGCTATCGCTGTCGGTGTAGACGACGATGTAAGGCTTCGCCGCTTCGTTCAGCACCAGCGCCTGACCGAGCGGCGTGTTGTCGCTGTCGAACACGCGATCATCTGCCCACGTCGTGCCACGCAACGCCGCCACTGCGGTGAGCCGTGTCAGCATGCGGATGATGCTCATGGCACCTCGTCCAGTACGCGCACTAGATGAACGTCGGGACGACCGCCGGGCTCCTCGTAGATGAACGTCACCTCGTAGTGCTCGTCGCGCTCAGGAAAGAAAACGCGATCTCCTTTCCTCAACCCGCATTGCCTGACCGGCTCCCACCTGATCGACAGCGAGGTGTCCACGATGGCTTGCTTGTGCATCAAGCCGCCGCCGGTCCCTTCGGTGGCACCGCGCGATTGATCGTAGATGCCGCGCGTGATGACGGTCTGGCGATTGGGATCGGGCACAGCTTCGCGATAGCCGGTCTTCTGCGTCAGCATCGGCTGCAGCACGACCTGTTCGGCGAACGCATCATCGACGGCGTCATCCACCGGGATCATGTCGTCGGCGAGTATCTTGCGGCTAGTGCGACGGGCCATTGAAGATCACCACGAGAATCACCATTGCGAATGCAAGGGCTATCGCCATCAGGACGAGGAAGCGATCACGGGTCCACTTACCCATGTTCGAGCGTTGCGTTCGTGATCGTCACTTGCTTGCCGACATCGAGCACGTTGTCGTCGAGCACGATTTCATAATCGTGAATCTGGTCCGGCGTCGTATCGATGCCGACCGTCATCTCGTCCACGACAATGATGCCGGAGCCATCGCTGATGGTGCCGATGCTGGCGACGCCCGCGATGGAAACGAAGCCTGTCGTCGGCGCGCATAGCTGCAGGTTCTCGCCGACCAGATAGAACGAGGGTCGCTGCAGCAACAGCGTGCAGAGGATCACGCGCTCGCTGTCACGAAGCTCGATGATGCCGGGACCGTTGCCGCCATCGATGGCGTTGAGCACAGCCTGCATGCGCTGACGTTTTACGTTCAGTGAATAATCCATCTCAGATCACCGCTACATGAGGCACGTTGCGCCGCCGATACGACAAGTACATCTGACCGTACGGTGTCGATTCCCAGAACTCAGCGGACGCGGCGGCTTCACTGCCGCTGCCGCTTTGCTGTTCGTCAGACGCGCCGACACGTTCGTAGGATATCGAGCGGTCGCGGAAGCGAACCGATTTGATCCACACCTTCCCGATCTCCGGATCAACGACGCTGCCACCACCGCCGCCTTCTTCGCCGCTACTGATCTCACCACCGCTCGCCTTGTCGTGGAGCGAGAGGTAGTGCGCAGCGGCGTACAACACGGCGAACTTTGCATCGACCGGATACCAGAACGCATCGACCCAGAGCATGCCCTCGTCGAGCCGCAACTGAACCATCTCGTCTGATACTTCGGAGAACTCCGGAAACATCACCCGAAATTCCGCGATAGTAGGTGGCAGCGTCGGGTTGACCGGCATCGATCAAGCCTTCTTTTTCTCAGCGTCCTTGGCGTCCTTCGCCACTTCCTTCTCGTGAGCGGCAGCGGCGTCGGATGCCTTCTTCGCATCCTCCTCCGCCTTCTTGATGTCGGCTTCGCGTTGCTCCTTCGCGTTGAGCTTCTTGACGCCGCCATGACCGCCGCTGATCTCGTACAGCGGCGGGTCTTCCATCTTCACGAGTTCTTCGAGGTGCTTGTAATCCGCCTCGCTCATGTTGAACTCGGCTTCACCTCCGGGCGGCACCACGACGTGGGTGCCCTCGTCAGTGAAGAAGCCGCGAGGCTGCCTGCCGGTGTTCTTAATCTTCGCCATCTTGATCTCCTGTTGATGATGATGTGACGAACGAGCCTCGACGGATCAGACGCCGTCGAGGTAGCGCATCGCTGCGGGCATCCTGATTTCGATGCCGCCGATCCGGAAGATGCCCGGCACATCGAACACCAGCGGGCCGCGCTGCCACACCGGCAAGAACTTGTGGCGCATCGGAATCCACATCTTGAGAACCTGCGGATCACGACGATAGGCGACCATGCGCGAGATGCCACCGGCACCCGCTGTCTCAAGACCGCGCACGCCAGCGATGGTGATGGGTCGCCCCGTCTGCACCGTCAGCACGTTGTAGGTCTTGATCCATTCCAGCAACGTGATCTGCGTGTACTGGATGATGCGTCCTGCCATGCCGACCAGCACCGCTGGCGGAAGCAAGACAGTGTCGGCGTAGTAGAGCCAGTTCGTACCGGTGGCGATGCCGGTCAGCGCGCTGTTGATGTCGCGGATGACCTGATCGTTGGTCTTGCTGGCGAACGAGGTGCCACCTGCGGTGCCGTCCGCCGGTGCCGTTGTTGCAGCGACGAGCGACGAGTTGATCAGCCCCTGCATGTTCTTCGCGGCAGAACCGCGAAGCGCAACGCCGTCAACGAACTCCTCGTAGGCACGGCGGCAAGCGACCGCCTTGTCTGCGGTGAGGTTGAGGCCGGGCGTGTTCATCGCCTGCGCCACCTCCTCAAGGGTGTAGCGATAGCCGATGGCTGCCATCTCCATCCCGCGCTCAAATTTATCGCGGGTCAGTTCTGCCAGCGGCACGTCCATCGCAGTGTGATGAAACCAATCGGCACGGCCCACCATATCGGCTGAGTAGTACGTGATCGATTTCACCCACTCGTTGCCCGTTGCAGTGTCAACCGGAACGAGGTCCGGATACTGCACTTCGGGATACTGCATCTTGACCACCTGCGCTTCGATGGCCGTGTTTTGTGACACAACAAAGTTGTAAGCACTTTGCTGTGCGTCGCGTGAATACATGTCTCGCATGTCCGCCTCCTGACGGGTTCTTTCGATGAGGGATGAAACGTCGGTGTGACGGGGTTAGCGCTGGATGCCGAGTTGAACGACGTTGAGTTCGTTCGCGGGGCGAGAGTATTTCCAGCGTGCGCCGACGATGGGTCCGATGCCGCCGGTGTTGGTGAGCACACCATCGGTCGTACCGAAGTGCACCGGATCACCAGCAAGCGTGGCGACGGTCGCAGTGATGAACATCTCGCCCTTGGTGAGGATGCCGACGTTCATGTACTGCGGCGTATGATCCACCGGCACCGCAGAGCCGATGGGGCTGATGTTGGTCGGGTCGAGAACCGTGAAGCCGATGAAGCCCACGAGCGTGCCGCCGAGAATGCAGTTGATGTCGTACGCCGTCGATTGCGACACCACGCGCCCGGGACCGATTCCCGTCGCCGGGCCTTCGACCGAGCGTGTCACGGTATTGAAATCAACCATGCGGTTGATCATGCCGTGGATGCCCTGACGCATCCCTTCGGGGAACGTGCTCTGCGGCACGCCGAGAGGATTGATGCCCGCCTTGTTGCGAGCCTCGATCTCCTTGCTCTGCGTCTCGACGATCTCCTGTCGAGCCTTGATCACCTCCGGCACCTGACCGGCGATGTCATCAGGCGTGCGACGCACCTGCACATTAGTGTCTGCCATTGTCGTAACTCCTCTTGATGGATGGGGTTAAGCGTCGATGGAATCAGGCAGGCTGCCGAACGCCTGCGGTCTTCCAGCGGTTGGAGAGAGCTTCGTCGTACTCGTTGTAGGCTTTGGCGACGTTGTCGCCGCCGCTGTTGTCAGCGTGGCGAATGACGTTCACCACTTGGCGCAGGTTGCCGTTGCCGTTGGTGTCGCCAACGGAAACAGTGAGCGTGTTGAACGACGCCGTGACCTGATCGTCGGTCCAATCCTTGGCGACCTCGCCGAGCTTCGAGGCCACGACCTGACGACGGATGTCCGCGTCGGTCTTGCCTTCGACGACGAGCGCATCGCCGACCAGCGCCTTGGCGCGGATCATGGTCTGCGCGCGATCAGCGACCAACTGGTCGAGCTTCTGCGGCGTGAGCTTCGCATCGGCAAGCTGTTGCTTCAGCGTGGCAAGCTCAGCGTCCTTCGTCGCGACGGTCGCGTTGACGTTGGCGAGGTTCGTTGCCGCCGTGGCGGAATCGTTCTGCGCCGTGGTCTTCGTTGTCGCGAGCGCGGTCTGCGCTGTGGCGAGTTCTTCCCTGAGCTTGGTGAGGCTGCGCTCGATGATCTGAGCATCGCGCTCCTCAAGGTCCACGCCGATTCCGTCGATCAGTATGTTACGGGTAGCCATTTGCTTCTCCTGTGATTTTCGATCACCCATACGGAGCTTGGGTCCACCACGAGCCGTATGGGTAATTGCTACGTGGTTGGCACGAATGGATGTCTGCGTGACATCGAAGGGTTCGCCGCTTGGTGTGACGCCGTCCTGCCACAACAGCGTTGCGGAATAGCCGACCGACAATTGCGAGCGGCCTTTGCGCACCTCGTTGATTGCTTCTCCGTCCATCAGATGCAGCGGCACGCGGATGAACTCGC